AGTTATGACACGGCGTTTAGTAAGAAGGAGACTGCGGATTACAGTGCGATCACGACTTGGGGTGTATTTACGCCTTCTGATGGTGCTGGAGAGGCGATTATTTTGCTGGATGCGCAGAAGGGGCGTTGGGATTTCCCTGAATTGAAGGCGGTTGCGCAGGAGCAGTACAACGATTTTGAGCCAGATATGGTTTTGATTGAGGCTCAAGCGAGTGGTACGCCGTTAACGCATGAGTTGAGGGCGATGGGGATCCCGGTGGTGAATTATAGGCCGTCACGGGGTAACGATAAGATGACTCGTGTTCATGCGGTGAGTCCTGTGTTTGAGGCGGGGATGGTATGGGCACCTGATCATGTATTTGCGGATGAGGTGATTGAGGAGTGTGCGGCATTTCCGTTTGCACCGCACGATGATTATGTAGACACTACGACGCAGGCAATATTAAGATTCAGGCAAGGTAACTTCATTAATCTTTATTCTGACGAGGAGGAAGAGGAAGTGTACCGAGCGAAGCGCGCGTATTATTAAGCCCGTACATGGGCATAGGAGATTATCCATGGCTGATCGCAAACGGATGAAGAAAGACTTTGATTCTTTGTTTTCTGGTGACCCTAAGAAGAGAGAAAAATTATCTGCTTTCAGCGACAAGGCTGCTGAAGTAAACAAGAAAAGAGCTGCGGAGCGGAAAGCAAAAGCGGCAAAAAGAAAGTCTAAGATGGATGAGATAACTTCCACTCTTGAATCCAGAAAGGCTGCTAGAAAGTCGGCGACCAGCAAGCCAAGCAGGCCAAACCCCAACCCTAGAGGAAGAGTTTCAAGAGGTGCTCGTGCTGCGTCAGCTGGTTCTTCATCACAGGCTGCTGCTTCTAGCGGTGCAGGAAAAGCCCAGCCTCGTTTTGGTGTTGGCAAAGAATTTACAATACGCGGTGGAAAGGCAAACGTTAGGAAGGATCAGTTAGAGAAGACTGGTTTGACGCAAGCTGAGTATATGAAGCAGTGGCGTGCAAGTGGCAAGAGGCCAACTGCAAAAGCTAAATCTGTTCCGCGAGTTGTTGCGAAAGCTCCTGGTTTAACAGGAAAGGTTAAGTCTATTTTACTTGGTAAAGACCAGAAGTTTGGCGGTGATCGAGGGTTGATTGATTTCTTGCCAGGGAAGTCAAGGAAAAAACCAGTCAAGAAAGCAGGCGGAGGCATGATGAAGAAGAAGGGTATGTCGAAAGGCGGAGCTATGAAGACTAAGGGTATGTCTAAAGGCGGAGCCATGAAGAAGAAAGGCATGGCGATGGGTGGCGCGATGAAGAAAAAAGGCATGGCCATGGGCGGTGCTATGAAGAAGAAGGGTATGGCCATGGGTGGGGCCATGAAGAAGAAGGGGATGTCGAAAGGCGGTGCGGCCAAGAAGTTCCCTGATCTGACGGGTGACGGTAAGGTCACACAGGCGGATATCCTGAAGGGTCGTGGAGTCACCAAGAAGAAGGGTGGCGGCATGGCGAAGAAGGGTTATGCCAAAGGAGGCATGGCTAAGAAAGGTTATGCGAAGGGAGGCCCTGTTCGATCTAAGATGTCGGCTAAGGGTGGTAAGCGCGGTGGAGCTTCTCGTAAGCCACGCGGCGTAGGCATTGCTAAGCGCGGATTTGGGAAGGCGATGCGTTAAATGGGCATTGAGAGCCTTCTTCCAGAGGGTTACCCCACGGACAAAGACCGAGCCGCCTCTGAGGCTATGCTTGATGTTGAGTTCCAAATGGAGAACCAAGCTCGTCTTCCTGAAGACTTGAGATATGGAGGCCTATATGGCCTCCTTTCTTATCTTGGCATGATGGGTCAAGGCGATGACGCGGAAGCGGACATAAGATCTATGGGGATGACTCGACCCGGCGAAACTCAACAATACGGCGGAGCTTTGGGTTCTTATTTTTCTCCCAAGGCTACAAGGCTTGATATCGCCGATCTTCTTAATGACATGGGTGATAGGTCGCTGCGTTATTATGGAGGCATGCCGCCTGAACCAGATGAGGTTAGGTTCTTTCAGTCTACTGATCCTTTCACGCGAGAAGAAGTTGGGCAGCAGATGGTAAGAAGTGGGCCTGGAGGCATTGGAGGAATTGGCGATATACCTAAAGTAATAGCTCACGAATTAGGTCACCGAGCTGCTAACTTGCCTTTTTTAAAAGATATTTTAAGCACGTTAGACCCAGACTCTGATGAATATAAAGATTTAAAAAGATTGATTCTTAATGATCATTATTATCTACAAGCAATAGATAAAAAATATGGTTCCTCTCCTGGAGACAAAAGGGAGCTAGAAATCTACGGTGATCAAGGCACATACGACACTCAAAAAAAGCTTCGTAAGCTAAGAGGCGTGCAAGACACAATAAAAGAGTATTTAACTCCAGAACGGCAAGAAGAAATTGGTGTAAGATTGCCAACGCCAGCTGCTGAGCCTAAAGGTGAAGTGCGCAGGACAATTGAACGAGCTATTGATTACGCAAAGGACATTTTTTAAGAGGAAAAATTTTGCCCTATCTACAAAGCAACATCCCGCATTTCAAGGCGTGGGTGAGAAGGGAATATACTGTCAATCACGAGCGATACCATGGTGAGTTTTTACACGCCATGGTCATCGCAGTCACTACGATGCCCACGAGGTGCTTGAGTTTTCAGGTGATCTTTACAGGCTGC